AAATAACATGGCTTTTCAGCTTTCACCTGGTGTTCTGGTTCAAGAGCGGGATTTGACCTCCGTTGTCCCAGCCGTAGGTACCTCTATTGGTGCTTTTGGTGGCGATTTTACGTGGGGGCCAGTAGAGGAAGTTCGAACGCTTTCCTCAGAAAACCGACTTAAAGAAGTTTTTGGTACACCCAATAATACAGTAGCAGAAGGTTGGTTTACTTGTGCTTCTTTCTTGGCTTATGGAAGTGCTTTGCGTGTGGCACGCGCATGTGGTAGCTCGGCACTTAATGCTGGTTCTAGTGGCGGTATTTTGATTAAGAATGAAACGGACTACGAAAATAATCATTCTGCTGGATCGAATGCTATCGGCATGTGGGCCGCTAAGTGGCCTGGTGCGCTTGGAAACAGTCTTAAGGTAGACTTTTGTGACCACGCAACTTTTGACGCTGGTTCTGTTCTTTCAGCAACTGTAGATTCTGGTGGTTCATTGTATGACGCGGCAACAACTACGATTACCTTTAGCTCTCCAGGTGTTGGCGGTGTAACCGCTGAAGGCGAGTTGACAATTGATACTGGTATCGTTACTGGTATTTCTATCACAAATCCTGGTGAAGGTTATACCGCGCCGCCTACCATTACCATTACTGACACTGGTACTGGAACTGGTGCAACTGCCACTGCAACGATTTCTACTGCTTGGGCTTACAAAGATCAGTTCGATGGCGAACCCACCACGTCTCAGTTTGCATCTGATATTGGTGCTAAATATGACGAAATGCACATTATCGTAATCGATGAAGACGGTGCATTTACTGGTGAAGCTGGTTCTGTTCTTGAGAAGTTCCCCTTTGTGTCCAAGGCGGCGAACGCTAAAGATGATACTGGAGCTTCTTCATACTACAAAAATGTCGTAAACACTCAATCAAACTATATTTGGTGGGCCGATCACCCCGTTGCCGAAACCACTATGGGTGATAATGCAACAAATGGTTTGGTCTATGGTTCACGTTTTGGTGTTACTGGGTCTTCACTTAGTGGTGGTGTAGATGCGGCACCCGCAGATGGAGACATTCAATCAGCCTTTGATTTGTTCAGCAACGATTATGAAATCGATGTCAATCTTATCATTACTGGCGGTCACAATGCTGTTGTTCAAAAGTATGTTCAAGACAACATTGTAACCGTTCGAAAAGATTGCGTTTCTTTCCACTCTCCTTTACGAGCATCTGTTGTAAACAATGCTGGAAGTGAAGCCACTGATATTGTTACTGACCGAAATGCATTGACTGCAACTAGCTATTCCGTAATGGATACAGGCTGGAAGTACATGTATGACCGCTACAATGATGTTTTCCGTTGGATTCCTTGTAACGGTGACACTGCTGGTCTTTGTGTTAACACGGACAATGTTGCAGACGCATGGTTCTCTCCCGCTGGTTACAATCGCGGATTGATCAAGAATGCTACACGTCTTGCATACAACCCAGGAAAAGCAGATCGTGATGATCTTTATCAAAACGGTATCAACCCCATCGTAGGTTTTGCTGGTTCTGGTATCCTTCTGTTTGGTGATAAAACCTTGCAAACTAAGCCTGGTGCTTTTGATCGTATCAATGTACGTCGATTGTTCATCGTACTTGAGAAAGCAATTGCTACTGCCGCTAAGTTCCAGTTGTTTGAAATCAACGACGAATTTACACGCGCACAGTTCACTAGCTTGGTTGAACCCTTCCTCCGAGACGTTCAAGGCCGTAGAGGTATTTTTGACTTTAAAGTTGTATGTAACGAAAGCAACAACACTGAAGCTGTTATTGATGGCAACCGATTTGTTGCTGACATCTTCATCAAGCCATACAAGTCAATCAACTTCATCACTCTTAACTTCATCGCTACTCGTACTGGAGTATCGTTTGAAGAGGTTGGCGGTTAATCGTATAAATAGACTGAACTCAATAGGAGAAATTTAAATGGATATCAATGAGTTTAAGACACGATTGGGCGCTGGTGGTGCACGTCCTAATCAGTTTCGGGTAATCCTTTCGTACCCCAGCTATGTTTCTGCGCCCCCGCTATCAGATTCGATTCTGGTAACGGGTGCGTCTCTTCCCGCCTCAACTGTTAATCCCGCGATTATTCAGTACAGGGGCCGTGAAGTGAAGCTTGCTGGAGAAAGAATTTTTGATCCGTACACAATCACAATTGTAAATGATACTGAGCAACGTATTCGCCGCTCTATGGAGCAGTGGATGGAAGGCATGAACAACAAGGGAAGCAACGAAGGTCGATTGACTCCTTCTGATTATCAAGCCGATCTCCGTATCGAACATCTTGATCGAAACGATAATGCACTCTCTGGTGGTGAATACCTTCTGCGGAATGCTTTCCCAATCCAGATGTCAGAAATCGCATTGCAGTATGGTCAGAATGACATTCTTGAAGAGTACACGGTTACCTTCCAGTATCAACATTATGATATTCTTGGTGAAAATCTGGTCGCTCCAGGTTAATTAGTGGGTTAATTTAATTATGCAAATTTTTGGGTACAACATCTCTAAAGCGGAGAAGCCACAGAGCGAGAAATCCTTTGTGGCTCCTACCGCTGAAGGGGCCATAGAAACGATACGTGCTGGTGGTTATTACGGCACGTATCTTGATATTGAGGGCGTAGCAAATACCGAAGGCGAATTAATTAAACGTTATCGGGATATTGCTATGATGGCTGACGTTGATGCGGCGATTGAAGACATTGTTAATGATGCAATTTCTTATATCGACAACGAAAGGCCAGTAACCTTAAACCTAGATTCGATTGATTATTCAGCATCTGTTAAGAAATCGATTCTGGTAGAGTTTGAGAAAATACAAGAGCTTTTAGATTTTAGAAACAAGGCTCAAGATTATTTTCGTCATTGGTATATCGATGGTCG